CTGCAACATGGATAAGTGCATTAAACTGATTTACCTTGCCACTATGTTCGGTAGACACGGAAGCCCACTGTTTGTCTGGGAATCAATAAGAAGCAGATGTTATGGAAAAAATGAATCAGAGCACATTAAAGACAATCTGCGAGCATTCATGCGTCTACGAAAACCTATGATAGCCGAAATGATCGCTACCGGTGAAATAACATGAGCGAAAAGTGTGGCTTTCCACGATGCAGAAATATGGTATATTTTGGATATATAAGACGCGATATCTGTTGGGAACACTGGGTGCAAATTTGTGAGTCAGACAGCAAGGCAGAAAAGAGGCTGTTAAAGAAGATAGGATTAGTCAGGAACAAAAGCGGTTCTGTAGTCAGTATTATTGGAGACAGCAATGAAGAATAGTATAAATTGGACAAGAGTGTGGGGTGATTTTGATTCATGGATGGAAAAGAGAGAAAGACCAACAACATGTAAAGAATGCGATCATAAAACATTCAATGAACCAGAGTGGGACGAACAACAAGTAAAAATTCAAAGACTTATTAATGCAGAAGTCCGAAAAATAGGGCTCAGCACACGTCTCGGTGACGTAAAAAATAAAACCAAAACTTAGTGGAACAAATAGCTTGGTTACACGTATAATAAGACATGAACCCCAAACAAGTAGCAGCCAAGTTAAGAGAAATACTAGACCGAGCAGATATGGAAGGCGATGGACTTATAAATCGTAAGCGGTCGTCTAAACACGACAGCGATATCGAAGTTTTGTTAGCACATCTGTCTTTATTAGTAAGCGACTTACGATTCGAAGTAGTATCAACTCGCAGAGAATTGTTCGAAATACGTTCATTATTAGAATAAGGAATGGCTCACTTCTTTTTTTGTGATACTTGGTTTTAAGGGACACTAATATGAAAGACTTTGCTACAAAGTTTTCTGATTACTGCTGCTCTGGACATGCCCTACTGTGTGTCGACACATTTGAAAAGGATCGGGCTATCAGCGAAATTGCAAGGGTTGCCGCCACAATCGATCGTGAAATTTATATTTGGTCAATATCGCGTGGGTGGATTGACGATAAAGGAGTATCTGTCGGTGGTGTTAAACCTTCTGCTCCTGTATATGAACATGTGCAAGCCGTATTAGAGTTCAAAGAGGGTACAATATGTGTGTTCCGGGATTTCGGTGTATACCTAGATAGCAAAACGTATCCAAATTATGACGTAGTCATATCTTGGTTAGATGAATTGCGCAAGGTAGTGTCATCTGTTAGACAAACCATAGTTTTTGTGGGACCAGAGTTCGATATCCCAAAGCCACTACTACACGACATTACTAGCATAGATTTTGATTTACCGGGTACAGAAGCAATAGAAGAAAGAATTAGATTCACATGCAAAGATGTTTCAAAAAGCGATGGAAGTAAATTTGAGCTTGACGAAAAAATATTGCCAGAAATAGTTTTGGCTTGCAAAGGAATGACATCAACTGAAATTGTTGACCGTGTAGCATTGAGTTTAAGAATACATAAAGACTTAGATGGCAATGCTATCAAAACTTTAATAGATGAGAAGGCTTCAGTAATTAATGCGTCAGGTATTCTACAATATATCGAACCTAAAATAAAAGGCATGTCAGATGTCGGTGGGTATGAAGCTATTAAAAATCATGTCAAATTAGATAGACCGTGTTTTACCAAATCCGCTCGTGATTTCGGGATTGATTACCCCAAGGGAATACTCTGCGTAGGAGTCAGTGGAACTGGAAAAACCCTAATGTCAATAGCAATTGCTGCGGAATTCGGATTACCATTAATTACACTTGATATAGGAAGCATTATGGGTTCTTTCATCGGGCAATCTGAGGCGAACATGAGGCAAGCCATTAAAATTATTGAAAGCATCAGTCCATGCGTATTGCAGGTCGATGAAATCGAAAAATCCTTTGGCGGGAACAATGATCTTGATGGCGGTACTTCTAAGAGAACATTCGCCAGTTTCCTCAAGTGGATGAGTTCCAGAGAATCTGCTGTCTATGTTGTTGCAACGGCAAATAATGTTAGTGCCCTGCCTGTTGAACTACTTCGTTCGGGTAGATTCGATACGCTCTTCGGTTTCGATCTACCAGATGAAGATGAAAAACAACAAATATTCAATATACACATATCTAAAAGAGGTAGAGACAGCGAATCTTTTAATACTAAGAAACTATCAGAACAAGCGGTTGGTTTCGTCGGAGCCGATATTGAACAAGCGGTTAAGATGGGACTTAAAATTGCATTTGCTCAAAAACAACAATTAAAACAATCGCATCTTGAATCAGCTATAGAAGGAATTGTCCCACTAATCAGGGTGGAGCCAGAAAAAATTAAAGCAACTCAAGAATGGTGTCTGAAGCATACCCAGATGGCAAATCCCAGAAAGCAAATTGAAAAAGTTAGAAAAGTCTCTCTAAATTAGGATATGCTATGCCAAAATTAATTGATTTAACCGGAAGAAAATTCGGACGGCTTGTTGTTATAAAACAAGTTGGAAAAGATAAGTGGGGAAGTTATAAATGGTTATGTCTATGTGATTGTGGTAATAAAACAATAATTATTAGCTATAGTCTTATAAAAAATAAAACTAAAAGCTGCGGTTGTTTGCAGAAACAAATTGTATCGAGTATCAATATGACACACGGCCATAGTAGAAGAGGTAAATTGTCTAAGACCTATACAGTATGGGCATCTATGATTCAAAGATGCACTAACCCTAATTCTCAAGATTATTACCTTTATGGGGAGAGAGGAATTAAAGTTGGTAAAAAATGGATAAAATTCTCAAATTTCTTAGAAGACATGGGCGAGGTGCGAAAAGGTTGCCAGATTGATAGAATAAACAATAATAAAAATTATTGCAAATCAAATTGTCGTTGGACTACTCCTAAAATAAATAGTCGAAATAGACGAAATAATCGCCTAGAAACATATAATGGGAAAACACAATGTTTGGCCGCCTGGGCAGAAGAATATAACATTCCCTACCTTAGATTGTGGAAAAGATGTCAGAAATACGGCTGGCCAATAGGGAAAGCCTTAACAACCCCGGTGAACAAAAGGAGAAAAGTGAGATGAGCGAAACATTACAGAAAAAAGACGCTATCAATCTATTCGATCTAGGTACTCTTGTCAATCTTAAAGTGCGTATGTGGAGTGCCAGGAAAATGATAACCCGCACAGACCTAATAAGTGTCGGTTATGACCCAAGCAAACTTCCGGAAGATATTTGTAATCTTGGTCGCAAACTTCTAGTGCCTAAAGCCGAAATACAAGCGTTAACAAGAATTGAACAAAGGGCTAGGAAAGCCTTAGAGAGATTTTCAGTACCATTTGGTATCAGTAGTTCGCACTTTGTCCCAATAAAAATGCTTCCCACCGTAGAAGGCCAAATTGGGGAACTTAAAAACGAATTTTTCATCTTAGTAGACAATTTCATCGCTCGTTTCGATAAATTAAAAGAAACAATTCAAAATAGCCATCCAGAATTTTGGGATAAATGCTTAAAAAATCATTACCCTTCAGACCCCAAAGCCCTAAGAAAACGATTCCAATTTAATTGGTACACATTTCGCATAGCTGGGATGGGGTCTATAGAAGAAACTAGTGTTGAAGAAATAATGGCCCGTCAGAACGTTCAAACCGAACGAGAAGGAGAACTACGTCAGCAAATGCAAACAGAAGTTGGAGAATTTGTCGGAGAATACGTCAAGTCGATGCGAAATGAAACAATACGATTCTGTGATTTAATGACCGCTCGTATTAGTGGTAAACCATTTGGTGACGAAACAGATGCAAAGAAGCTAACACCAAAATCTATTTCTTGTTTCCGTAAATATGTTGACCGTTTCCAGCAAATGAACATTTTCGGAGATGTAGAAATAGAAACCATGCTTACTGAATTCCGAAATATGTTCTTAGATTCGGGGGTTACATCTCAAGATTTTGAATCAGCTACAATAAAAAATAGTATAGAAACATCTCTCCAGGCTATCAGAAATAAAGCGGCAGCCGAAGGAGAAAGCGGGTCAAAGTTCATTGGTGAACTACAGAGACGAATCACTTTATAGAAAGGATCAAATTGTGAACAAAAATCCTGCCGAAATGCTACGAAGATTTGAAGAATTATGGGATAACGGTCAAATTACACACGGTTCAGCACTAAATAGAGAGGCAGTGTATGATTTATATAACGATATAGCTAATTATCTAACAGAACTAGATGATGCGAATTGTTGTCCAGATTGTTGTGAACCACTCAGTAACTGCGATTGCGACGAAGATGATGATTATGACGATGATTCGTGCTGTCTTACGTGTGGGGAATATTACACCCATTGTCACTGCACGCATAATGAAATGTCGCGTTGTGGTCAATGTGACGAATTATATTATGAAGATGGAGTGAAATTCTGCGAATGTGGTTGCGAACCACTTGGCGATTGTGATGATGATGAAGATGAATTTTGCGAAGAATGCGAACGTGATTGCGTGTGTCACCGAGTAATACAAAGTGCCCAGGGCAACGAGGTGGTAGCTCCACCTCTGAATGCATTTGACAGGGCAAAGTGGATTAAATCACAGGAGTAAACAGATGAGCAGATACGCCACCGTAAAGACCCAATTTAAGGACTGCAACGTCCTAGTAGAAGCCCTCCTAGAAACGGGCAATTGGACTACCGAACAAATAGAAGTCCATACTAATCCACAACACCTTTTCGGTTACCATGGAGATCAACGAGCAGAGACAGCCCACATCATCATTCGTCGAAAACATATTGGCAGCGCATCGAACGATTTAGGTTTCGTAAAAACTGAAGATGGTAGTTACGAGGCCATTATCTCTGAATATGACTCTGGAAAGTATGGGGCTACGTGGAGAGGACAACTCACGGGAAACTACGCCTTCCACAAGGTCCGGAGAGAACAGGAGTCTCGTGGAAGAAGTGTAACTCGTACTAGGTGTTCTAATGGTCATCAAAGGGTAGAAGTGATTGGATACAGATAATATAATGCAAACTAAACAAACATACCCGGAAGCTGGAAATTGGCACGAATTCGATTCGTTCATCTGGTTCAAACGGCCTGACGACGCGGACGATTTCTGCATCTACCACTTGAATCATCGTGATTCGGGTCTACTGGATCAGTCCAACGCAGACATCATAAGAGAAGCCCTAAAACCATTCGATAATGATGTACTTTTTATGGAATTTAGCCATTGGGCAGCCGGGTGGATTAACGCTGTGGCCGTTCGTGTAAATACCGAAGCCTACAAAACACTTTGCGGAATCATCGACAGGTTATCTGAATACCCAGTCCTCGACGAAATGGAGTATTGCGAGCGAGAGTACGAAGCAACATTGGAAAATATCAAAGATTCGTTTTATCAAGTAAAAGAAAAGATTGATAAGAATAAACTTCCAGAAGATTGGTCCTCCTACGCACATACGTGGTTTGGGGATAACGATCAAAGCGCCGTAGAGAGTGTGGACGATCAGGGCGGATACCCAAACCATGATCAATTACTAGAGTGCATATCGTCACTGTGGCCAGAAGCAGTCAACACAAAATAATATGGGAACCAAAATAAATGCTTACTCAACTAAGTACTGCAAAACGGGTTGCTGGGTATGGTAATGTCAAAAGAGCTAAAGTAAGTGCCATAGCTTTCACTTCAAACGGGCAAATCATAGCCAATGCACACAATAGAAGAGTAGGTGGCATACCAGGGAAATGGACAGAACACGCAGAAGAAGTATTAATCCATAAACTCAATAGAATTAGAGCATGGAATAGATATAGCGATATAACAATCCTGGTACTGCGTATAAATACTAAAGGTTTGGTTATGGCTAAGCCGTGCAAAAAGTGTCAACAGATATTGAAGCAGTATCCAGTAGAAGTATTCTATACAAACAGGGTTGGAGAAATAGTCCGATGGCATTGCAATTCTTAAGTGATACTGGGGTACTAAAAAATGCCGTATTCTGCTTTACCGGGAAAGCCCCTAAGCCACGTAAAGAGATGGCGGCTATAGCGAATAAGGCGGGTGCATCAGTAACTCAGTCTGTAATTAATATGACGACAATACTAGTAATAGCTGATGCGAATAGTGTGTCGTCTAAAGCACGAAAAGCCCGTGAAAATGGGATTGATCTTATTCGTCCCGAACAATTCTTTGACATGTGCAAAATGGTCACTGCATCGAACGGTGGTGATCATATTAGTAAGATTCATATAGAGTCACCAAAACCGATCAATAAGCCAAATGAAAAACGGAAGCATTCATGTGTTCGGCGGATAGAATTATAGGGGAAACTGCAATATGAAAAAATGTTATGGATTCAACGATATAGCCCTGGTACAGAAAAAAAATATATGCAAATCACGGTCAGATGTAATAATAGAATCTGAAATCATCAGAGGAATAATAAGACCTATTCCATTAATTGCTGCCAATATGGCGTCTGTCACCAATGCAGGATTTTGCTCCCAACTGTATAAATTAGGAGCCATTGGTGTCTTGCATCGCGCATTTCATGAGCTAGAATATTTAGCAGAAGTTAAGGAATTGGCTTCCAACTGTCCAGTAGTCGCTGCTTCCATTGGTATAAGTGACCATTTTTTACTAAACAAGCTCATAAAACATGGGGTCAATTTGGTAGTAATTGATATAGCACACGCCTATTGCGACCCGGCAATGGATATGTGCAAACATATTAGACACATGTATCCACATGTTACAGTCGTGGTTGGAAACACAATAAACATCAATATGCTAGACGAGATAGATGGTATAGCTGATGGATTAAAAATCGGCTGTGCAAGTGGGAGTCCGTGCGAAACCGCTGTAACCGCAGGATGTTATGAACCACAATTCAGTGCAGTATTGAAATTCAGAGAACGCGCTCATCAATTGGGAATTCCAATTATATCGGATGGGTCTATCAAGCAACCGGCAGACTTTGTTAAGGCAATTGGAGCGGGAGCGTCGGGAGTTATGGCGGGGCAAATTTTTGCACGTTGCCCAGAAAGTGCCGCAACGACTGTGGATATAGATGGCGTTACAAAGAAGGTATACTCCGGCATGGCGAGTCGTGCAGTCCAGGAAAAATGGAGAGGTAGTGTCCATAATGATTGTCCAGAAGGTAAAACCATTCTACTTGAAATGGGCGAATCATTAGAAAAATTGCTTATGCGATATTGTGGAGCATTGAGAAGCGGAATATCATACGCTGGGTTCAATAATGTTAATAATTTCAGTGCTAACTGTGAGTTTATATTGGTGTAGGAGTCAGTAATGAAAATCAAATTAACACAAAAATGGAAACAATGCGGTTATGGTAAAGCATCGGACGCATTCTGGAATGACATATATCTCCGGTGCGAAAAGGATTATACAACAAATAGACAGGTATTTATTGGCACTGCATCGTTACACCCAGTAGAAAGACCACTAGGCGAAAAACCCAGAATAATTATACAGCGTGGAGGTGTATCATGCAAACTAATTGGCCCTAGTAGAAAATCTGTTGCGAAAGCCAGGAGAGACGCGGAGAAATTAGCAATTGAATTACTGCTTAATATAAGAGATGGCACGGATAGTCTTATAAAACAATATGGTATTATAAAGGATGACTGACATGAAAAAAACAATCTTAGAAATAGACGAAGCAGGTGACGTGCATTGTTTATACACTGATGACATTGATCTCTTTGCTGTCGGGCGAGTAACAAATATTCGTAAAGCAAGCAACGTAGAGTTTTCTGAACCGAAACAATGTTGGCAGGTCACTTCTCTGGATGGTGAAGTTTTATACGAGCACCCAAATAGGGAGGTGGCGATAGAATGGGAAATAGAAAACTTTTCTCCAAATGGACCTTATTACCATAAATAGATAAGAAAAAGAATTTAGTTAGTGAGTACAGCTAGGAACGGAGTGAATAAGGAGATCAGAATGGTACAACAGAAAAAAGTAATAATTGACATCGACGAAAAAGGCAATTGTTTAGTGGAGGGCAAAAATTTTATAGGCCCCGAGTGTTCTCATTTTATAGAAGAGATAGAAGAATCCCTTGGAGAACGTATCTCTCAAACAGACAAGCCCGAGTATTGTCAAAGAGCGATAGTTAGAGATAGAAATATGCAGAGAGGTGGAAGATAATGAGTAGTCTACTCAATAGATCAGCAACGAAAAAATTTATACTTATACGATTCTCTGAATTACGATCTGGACCACCAATGACCCGTGTATCCAAAAAATATCTGAACGACCTAGAAGCGTGGCTAAAGAATAAGATAGTCAACGATATTGAATCACACCCGAGTATCGGGACGACCTTCAAACCGTAGGAAGATTAGTCAAAGGAGAAACAAATGTGGGATTCATTGGTTATTCGTAAGTTCGAAAAACTTCAATTAAAAGCAACGAGTGTTGGTTTGTTTCTACATGTAAATGATGTTACTGCTTACCATGACGGTACAAAACATCCAGATCGTACCATTAGCTACCAATTTATAATTGGTCACCAAAAATATGGTTCAAAATCAAAAGCACACGATACTATCAAAGACCACCATTCAGCATGTACCTCTAATCTATGTCCAGTGGCCGCGTTTAACACATTAGAGGAAGTTAAGGCATTTATCATAGGTTTCTGTATAGCCTCAAAGAAAGCAAATCCATTCTAGGAGAAAATTGAGATGTCAAACAGAACATATTCAAAATGCCCGATGGGACACAGGATGTCATTTGATCCAGGATCATGCACCCTAATAGAGTGGTGGTGTCCTAGTTGCCAGAAAAGCTATAAATTCACACCGAAAGAACGGAAAATGGTTCTTGTAGCATATAGGTATGGCATAGAACGTGGCAAAAGGGAAATTATCGAATCAGTCAAGGACACACTTCATTTATAGGCGTAGCGCCTTGGCGATGTGTATGTTTTTAGTATACTAGTTTGCTGTGAATGTTTTTGGTGGAGTGTATTTATGAAATTCGCCAACATACCACAAATGAGTCTTGCCAACTATTCTGTTCATCATTTGCTTCACATGTTACCTAGAACCATCCGTAGATATCAAGAAGAAACACTTTGTCCTCTAAATATCAATCCAGACTTTCAAAGAGCCCATGTATGGACACCAGAACAAAAAATACGTTATATGGAATTTATCCTTCAGGGTGGAACCTCAGCCAAAGATTTCTATTTTAATTGCTGTGGATGGCAAAAATCTTATGATGGGCCTTTTGAACTCGTCGATGGGAAACAAAGACTTGATGCTTGCTTAGGTTTTATGTCTGGCACAGTTCCCGTCTTTGGCGGTTTATACATAACAGATTTTACCGACAAGCCATTTGATGTTCATCTTTCGTTCCATATCAATAATCTAAAAACGCGGACAGAAGTTCTTCGGTGGTATTTGGATATAAATTCTGGTGGAGTTGTTCATACTAATGACGAGCTAGATAAAGTCAGGGAACTTTTAGAAAAAGAAAGAAAAAATAATGGAGAAAAAGAAAACTGAAAAACAACGTATTCACAGAATAGTCGTGGGGGCATTACGAGAAACTATTAGAATACACGGACAAATAAATAGACTACTTATAGGAAGCGCAGCAAAACGAATTACTGGTACACTATTAGCTAAGGAGAAAAAAAATGCAAGTATTCATAATGATGCAAAGTGAAGGAAAAGGACGAACCAGAGTTAGAGAAGTTTATTTTGATGAACAAAAAGCTAAAGATTTTATAGGAACACCACAGCCAGAAACTATAAAATGTAAATGCTGTGGCCAACAAAAGAACAATCCAGAATATTATGACGATGCAACTGAAACTTGGAAAAAGAAACTATTTATAATAGAACGCACTGTGGAATAAGGAAAAAATAATGAACGATTTGATTCCGAGGACTCTTAGATGTCGCGTTAACGAAACCACCATAGAAGTTTGTCACGGAGAAATACCAGACATATTCAGACAGTCATATTATGACCCAGTCACAGAGTTTGAGTTGCCAGACGCAAAAGAGACAGGTACAGACGAGGATTTCAGAGATTGGCTAGATAGTTATCGTCGCGCAAATCTGTCTGGTGTTAACGCTTGGTATGAAGTAATGTTGTTACATAAATCTTGTTGTTCATAGGAGAAGTAAAATGGAACTAATTTTTTATCCATCACTTACATTGCTGGAGAAGTGTGAACCAGTACCTGATTTTGGGAAGGGACAAAGACGTAAAGATAGACTTGATCTAGCAAATATGATGTTCAATATTATGAGAAAAAATAACGGTGCAGGACTTGCTGCGCCACAGGTAGGTTTGAATATTCGTATGTTCGTGTGTAACATTGGCGGTGGCCGTTCAGTAAATAACCACGCCATTTGGAATCCAGTCCTCAATGAAATAGAGGGGTGTGTCGAATCAACCGAAGGATGTCTATCTATACCAGGAGTAAGCGTCACTTTAACAAGAGCAACATCATCTGTTCTGTCGGGCACCGGTGTAAATTGTAAACCAGTAATGTTTGTTGGTGACGCAGCAATGACAAGAATATGGCAACATGAAATCGACCATCTCGATGGAAAATTGATCATTGATAATATGAGTCATGATGACGCAGTAAAAAACCGCAAAGCGATGAAGTCTCTGTTAAAAAATGTTGTTGTCTAACGGGGGACATTATGAAAAAACAAAAAATAGTCAACGCATGGGTTTTTCTTAAATGTATTGATCCCATTAAGTGGGAATGGTTTTGTTTTCCTTTTCTTAGAGTCCGGATGACAGGACACACTAAGACACCAACTGGCGCAAAACGCGCAGCCAAGCGAACCATAGAACGTCTTGGGTACAAAACGAACATTAAAATTCTTTGGCCAAAATTTGTTGCGAGAACATCAAATAGTAAAGATAAGGCTTAAAATAAAAGATGTTTTCAACTTTTTTCAACTTTTTTGGAACATTTATTTAATTTCGTACTCTCTTTACTAATAAAGACTATCACTTTTTCAATCGCTTGTTTTTCACATGAAACATTCAACAATAGTGATTATTCGCTGGTGTTTAACATTCGGTTTGTTTACTCCATATATATTCTTTGTCTAGCTTGACATTTCCAATGATTTATAAAGAATACGATAGAACAGCGAATTATTCTAATCGCAGTAATATGACATCAGAAGCAAAATCGAAGATTCCAACAAGTAAGAGTTAACTGATAGTTTAACAAAATCTGAGCAGTGCGCGCGGAGATAAATCAAATGGAATGTTTAATTTGTCATCAAAAAATAAGCCCTGGGGAACAAATATTTTGGGGCAATCAGATGGTTTATTGCGGCCCCGGAGAACGCGATTGTAGCTACTCTGAGGCTGCGTCAGGTCTAGTAGGGGCAACGCACCTAAGTTGTCTGGAAAATCGCGTAGCGGCTGCGAAAGAATTAAATACGGTGGTTTCTGAGCCTGTGGTGGAGTCTGTTGTTACAAGATCAGATGCTTTGGACGCTTTTAAGGGGTTGTAGTCATGAAGGGTGTTAAGTGGATAAAAAGAAATATACCGGTACGAAAACTAAATGATAGGGTGATCACAACAGCAGAGTCTTATTCAGCGGTATTGGGTAATATATCCCTTACTTGTCGTCCTAGTATTAAATATCCCAATCATTATGAACATAAGGCATATTGTGTTGGATATCAGGGCAGTGCTCGCTATAATGGCCAATCTGTTTTTGGAACAGTTAGAAAATCGTTGCACTTAGCAAAGAAGGATGCTGAAAAATTTGCTACCAGATATCTGCTGGGTGGAGGAAATATCGTCCTGAAACAACTCAAACGAACTGGTTTGTTGGAAGAAGCGTTATTTGATGTTGGGATTGATATATAAAGGAGCTAAAATGTCCGAATGGATAGTTGCGTGCCCGATATGTGGTAAGCCGTATATGTTCTACGATTATGTTATTATGGACCAATCTGCGTGTCGTGATTGTCAAAATAAGGCCGGGGGCGGTATCGGTGGTAGGACTGTTGAATGTCCAATTTGTGGTAAGCCTTATAAGTTTTATCCGTACTATGTTGGAGATCAATCGGCGTGTCCTTCTTGTCGAGAAAAGGCTTACGATAGATTGCCAAAATGGAGTTAATAAATGATTGAAACTGAAAACAAACAGAAAGTCACCACCATTTTCCCCGAACACGGGGTAATAACAGACAAAAGCCTTGGTTCCTTAAATGAACAATTCCGTAAATTACCCTCATATGTCGGTGATTTTCTTATCGCAGAAATGGTTGACCCCAAAGACCCGACACCAGGACTTGAACGCATTGGCCAGTTACTCAAAAATCATCTCATGGATTCTAATCAAAAAGAATTTATAAAAAGTTGCATTAGGGAACGGGGAGAATATACCCTTATTGGTCGTATCAGATGTCGATATGACGAAGGTAAAGACATTTATTGGGTCGATGTTAATTGTCTAGGTAATCAATATGTTCGTATAGATAATTATTTGATTGCCGAGTATGGAGAGACTCTATTGACGGCAGGCGCCTGGGGGGTGTTCAAGATAGTGTACGATGAATCTTTCATCATGAGGAAAAGATTATATCCATTTTTAGTAACAGAATTCAAACCAATGCAGATTACTGGTATAGATTTGGATACCTGGATTAGTCGTCGGTCTCAATTTACTGACAATGAATGGCTTAACCTGATGATTAATAGTGTAGGATTTGATCCAACCTATCTTTCGGAAGAAGAGAAGTGGTTGTATATGGTGAGGATGGTTCCGTTTATTGAGCGAAATGTCAATATGGTCGAACTCGGTGCCACGATGACAGGAAAAACATTCGCTTATCAATCTTTGAGTAGTTATGGATTTGTAATTTCTGGATCACAGACTACCGTTGCATCTTTATTTTATGATAAGTTGAGACGCCAATTAGGTTTGATAGGTTATCGAGATGTTGTTGCTTTCGATGAATTTACCAATAGTCGTGGCGGGAATAAGTGGTCTGGGCAAGGCGACTTGATAGATTTACTGAAAGATTTTATGAATTCTGGAAAATTTGGCAGAGGTACGGCTGAATTTGCGTCCGATTGTTCTATCACTTTTATGGGTAATATTAGCTGCGATAGGGACAAAAGAGAGGTTGCTGTAAGATATAGGAATCTATTTTCTCCACTTCCTCAAGCAGTTAGTCAAGATCGAGCGTTCCTTGACCGGATACATGGGTTTATACCAGGATGGCGCATTGGACCAATCAAAGAATCTAATCTCGCAAAGGGTGTAGGGTTTACGGCTGATTATATGTCAGAAATAATGCACAGAATGAGGGATTGTAATTATGCCAACGTCATACTGCAAAATGTAGATTTCGGTAAAATGGGTCAAAGAGATCAGCGATCATTGATGCGCATTGGATCGGGATTATTAAAACTTGTGTTTCCACATAGAACACCGACAACAATAGAATCAAATGAGTTAAAAACTGTTTTGGACATTGCTGTTGATTTAAGGGGTAGGGTATTGGATCAATTGGCTATAATTTGTCCTGGTGAATTCAAGGGTGTTAAGTTGGAGTATAAAATCAAATGAATAAAGAAATATTAAAACAACAACAAATCAAATTATTGAATGATCCAATGAATGTACATATCATTGATATTATTACAAAAAAGGTGAAACACAAACATATTGAGTATAGACAAGAATTAACTATATACAATTCTAGAAATAGGTTGTATCGCTTTTGGGTAAATCCACCGTGTAGTTTTATTTATACAAGAATGATAGAAGATGTTTCACCTGAAGTCCCTGTATCTTATCGGGAATTAGATTCACGTACGAATACTCTGGCAGCAGCAAGATTAATAAACAAAGAACCATGGGTCAGGGATTTTGCTTTATCGCTACCAAAAGGAGAATAAAATGAAGTTGGATGCAATAGAATGATGGTTTATATCAAAGGAGTAAAGTTAGTATGAAAATAAAACAACCAAACAATAAGTACATATGTGAAACAATTTATGGAAACGTGGTAGAATTCATTTTTGAAGAAAAAAACGAACCAGACTATATCACGAAATATTGGACTGTACAATTTACCAAAACCCCAAAGGGTAGGAAAAAAATAATAGCAGAAATTGTAGAAGAATTTGATCCAGACGACAAGAGAGTTATTCATATTTCTTTATATTTTAATGATAGTGTTACCAATAAAGAAAGGACGAAAATCAAAAGATATTTAACAGATGGATTAAATGGTCTAAGCAAAGTAATGGTAAACGCAATAGAATTACATCCATGTATTGATGGTTTTGTAATTGATTTTGTTTAAGGAGAAAATAGTGAATTTTGTGAATGAACCTAAAGTGGCACTTATAGGAAAGCCAGTTTTTGAAATCGATGGAGTCATGAGATTCCTTGATGAACATGGATATTCTTGGCCAGAACTTGAAGAAAAATTACAACAAATGATATCACTTGGGGATGACGATGCAGAATGGCTCGTGGAAACAGCGGGTCGTATGTGTTACCAAAGTTGGCCAAAACGTGGCGAGACAATGAAGGGACGATCACACGAAGACCACATCAAACATCTGATCGAGGTGAAGCATGGCGCATGTATAGAGCACGCCAATTTCACTTTTGCAATATGGGGTATAAGTCGCTCCTTGTCCCACGAACTAGTTAGGCATCGTATAGCTTCTTATTGCCTAGCTGGTGATACGGTTATTCATAGTGGAAGTAGAATACATGGCAGGTTCAAGGGGGTGCTTAAGAAATGGACTATAAAACAATTGTTTGACTGGTCCCTAGATAAGAAAAGAAAAGGAAGATTAAAACGCATTTTGATTAGGTGTTTTGATAATGAAAAAATAATTCCTATAAATATTAAGTCTGTACAACAATCTGGATTGAAACAACTGGTTAAAGTTACTTTGGCTGACGGAAAATGGATTAGATGTTCCAAGGATCATCGCTTTTTAACCAATATTAATGGTAAAAATATTTGGAAATCCATAAAAGAACTTTCTGTCGGAGAATTATTGGCTATTAACGGGAAACCTATATATAAAGATATGGGGTGGCTTAGACGTAAATATCATGATGAAAATTTATCACAGAAAGAAATGGCTAAATTGGCAGGAGTTAGTCACCATACTATTAGATCATGGATAAGGAAGTATAAATTGCAAAAGAGTTTTGGAAGTTGGAGCATAGGAAAAACACCGTGGAATAAAAATAAAACATATTGCGCCGGTTGGCATCATTCGCTGGAAACTCGTGAAACTCTAAGCCAAAAGAAAATGGGGAGCGGAAATCCACGATGGTTGGGAGATGCAGCCAGCCAACAAGCTGGACGCTTTCGGGCACAAAAACTTTATGATATAAAGCCGTGTGAAACATGCGGGAGCGAAGAAGATATATGCCGTCATCATATAGATGAGAATACTCACAATAATGATGCCAATAATATTGAATTTTTATGCAATAGTTGTCATACAACGAAACACGCCGCCATGATGGGAAAATTCACACATACAATTGATTGGCAACCCATTCGGTCTATAGTGCCAGACGGAAAAGAGATGACATACGATATAGAAGTTGATCACGATTGTCATAATTTCGTTGCTAACGGGTTTATTACACACAATTCACAATTATCACAGCGTTACGTAGATTCGTCCAGTGTAGCTTTCATAGTGCCACCCGCTATCCAGGAGTTAGCTAAAATAGACCAGAATGCTTATCAAAAGTGGATTGATCATTGCAAACAGTCAAGGTCGCTTTACGAAGAACTGACAAGTAAACTATCAGATATGTATGTGGATATTGAAAGTAAGTTGGAAAGGCGAAAAAAGGCGCGTCAGGCTGCAAGGTCTGTGCTTCCTAATGCTACTGAAACCAAGATAGTTGTCACTATGAACGCTAGGGCTATTCGTCATCTGATTGAGCTTAGAGCCAACCCCGCTGCGGATGTCGAGATTAGAAAATTAGCTGTCAAGATATGCCGCATCCTACAAGATAAAGCCCCACTTTTTGCCCATGGACTAGGTATAGTCAAGCTTGAGGATGGAACAGAAGGAGTCGAATCAAAATACCCCAGGGTATAAAACAAAATATCAAAAAGATGGAACAAAATAATGAGTTATGGGTATAATAGCATGGATGGATTTGATACATACATCACAACAGAATTGGGCTTATCACAGGAAACGCTTTCGGCGTATAAAAGAGATGTTCAGGAATTTCTTGATTTTATTGGGACGCAAACCTTGACGGCCCAACTTATAGAAATATTTGTAAATCATCTGAAACAACGTGGTCTAAAATCTACAACGGTACGAAGAAAATGCATGTCGGTTCGGTGCCTGTGTCATCATCTCATAGGAATGGGTCGTCTAGACTCCAACATACTTGGTATGATTAATTCAATCCGTATAGATAGGAGAACGTCAGATGCCTTGGATTCTAAAGATGTGGATACTCTCATTTCTGCTGTGGGGAAACGTACGCCCTTATTGCGAACAGCTAACATTCGCCGCGATGTCGCTACTATACTAACACTGTATCATAGTGGACTTAGGGCGTCTGAGTTATGTGGTCTAAATTTGGATGACATAGATTTCTCTCGACGAACAATACGAGTGAGGGGCAAGGGCAATTGTGATCGAATAGTACCAACTACTCCCAGATGTGCCCAAGCGATTATGGAATATATAGATTTGGAACGCAAATCCGAAACCAATGCTATTTTCGTCACAACCAATGGTCAAAGAATAACCCGTAGGGCTGTCAGCGACATGCTCACGTCTCTTTCTCGTCGGGCGGGTATAAAACACACTACCGCTCATATGCTTCGTAGAAGCTGCGCCACGTCTTTGATGAACAGCGGAATGGATTTGGAATTAATCCAAGTTTTATTGGGTCATCAAAATTTATCAACTACTCAAACATATTTAGTAACTACCCTGGATCGACTCAAAAACATTCACCAATGTTGCCACCCTTTAGGAGCAAAGTATGAAGCTTAATGGGAAGAAAGTACAGGGTAGTTACAAACATCATGAGGAACATGAAGAAGATACTGGGATAGCAATTCCGATACAACTGGACGAATTAGTAGACGAATTTCTACTACAAACACGTCGTTTGTTGGTCGTAGGCGAGATAAATGAAATATCATCCACCTATATCTGTAGTTATTTGCAATTGTTCTCATTAACAAAAGACCCCGTATATATGTATATCAATAGTCCTGGGGGGTGTCTATCATCTGGGTATGCCATTATAGATCAAATGTTAGCTTGTCGGTACCCCATTTACACTATTATTCGTGGACAAGGCCATTCAATGGGCGCTATGATCGCTGCGTTTGGCACAAAGGGACATAGGTATGCAACGCCGAATTCATCAATTATGCTCCATTCTGTTATCATTCAGAATCCACCAGATTCTATTGATCGTCATACCGCGATGATGAATTATCTTATAGAAGACAGTAACAGAAAAGTTGCCAATCTAGCAAAAAGATTAAAGTTAACGACAAAACAATTAACAGAATTAATGAATACAACTAAATGGATGTCTCCTAAGCAAGCGATTAAAATTGGTTTAATTGATGGAATATGGACACCCAGATTGGAACGATCTGTTTCTAGGAGTATTAAGAAATGATGCGACAACAACGCCGTATAACTAAAGCGTATTTTGATATGGCTCGTCATCAATATACACCATTAATACATAAATTGGCATATCGTGTAGGTGTCCATTCAACACAAGTAGAAGAACTGAAAATTAGGGCTTTGGAAGAATTATTAAAGTGCATGATTTGTTATAATCGTAGTGGTTCGTTTATGACATTTTTCCATGGTAGACTATTCGATATTTTTAGGCACATAAGAGACGCGGAATTTAGGGCGAAAAGAATACCAACCAAACCGTCTGATTCAATGACGCATGTTGCTGGACCTTGTCATGATATGGATTCTCCCATAATGGTACGAGAGTGTCTTGAGTGTCTTGATGAGAGCGAAAAACAAGTTATCGTAAAGCTTTTCTTTAATGAAAAAACTGTAAGGCAGATATCTGGTGATTTAAGCATCGTCCCTTCTACTGTATGCAGAATCAAAACAAGGGCTATCAGAAAAATGCAACGAAAATGTAAGCTGGAGTTAAACTATGGAAAATGAAAAGGGTCATAACAAAAATAAAAAAGAACGCAGAAAAAATGAACGACTGCTAAGACGAGTGGGATTAGATTTATGTGCGTGTGGTGGGGGGCATAGACTTGAGTGTTCTGGGGTGTGTCGCAAGATTCATACGGATATTAAAACTAGGCGAGTAGAATGCCAAGAAATGTACCGGATAGATCATTCGACCGCTAAACAAGACAATCATCGCCGTCCAAAACGCACATGGAAATTTGGTCGCCAAAAAGAGGAAGCTGACAATAAGCAGTCAAAACAAAGGCGCCGTGAAAGATTAGAAAGAGATCAATCAGAATAGTTCATCGAATGTGTATAAACTTTCAACAAGTTAGTTCGATTGGGTGTTAAATCGGAGGATGTGAAATGGAAAAGTGGTGGATCATATCGGTATTGTTAGTGGTTATGGCTATGCCAATGGGCGGTTGTGCTACACTAAGCGGTGGTAATAGTCAAAATTGGCAGCAGAACATTGAACAACTGAAAGATAACATCTTCATGTTTTCTAAGTTAGCTGCTAGAATAGCTTTGGCCGAAGCGGATATGTCATCGTATGACGTAGCAATTGTGGAAAGATACTTAGTAGCACTGCAAGACCTATTAGCCGTACCTGGTCAGCCAGATTTTACGGGAGCAAGGGCGCTCGTGGGCAAAGAACTGCCGTCAAGATATCATGTGTATGGCCTAACAATTATTGATATATTAGAGAGATATTTACTGGCGGCGGACCTTGATGTAACTGAAGATCAAGAGGCTATTGCGGCTATAATTTCGGCCGGTATTAATGGAGCACTTGAAGCCGTACGGGAATTTGCCGTATAAGTATTGATTTGGGACAGAAAACTGCTAGTCAGAAAAGGACAACCCTATGTTCGTGAGTGATTCATATAACCGTAAGTCCCGCATACCTTTTTTTTCCTCGATTATCCTGTGTTTACTTTGTATCGGCTTGGTAGCTATTATACCATCGGCCGCTCAACCACCAGACCAAGATACAATAGTCAAAGAAATACAGATAGACGAGATAGCGTTAAAGCAACGTGAAATGCAAGACACTGTTGTTATGGTGGCGACCGATCGGGGTCGTGGTTCTGGAACAATTATTGATGTCAGTGAAACTGACACAGAGGGTACGTTTGAATATCGTGTGTTAACAAATGCTCATGTAACCACTTCCAGATTCAGGACACGTCTGCAAGACGTAGATTCCCTCACCGGGAAAATTGTCATAAACACGGTTGATACTGGTTGTCAAATTATCATATTTGATAATCCAGATAGTGACTGGGATGAGTGTAACGCCAAGGTAGTTGTAGAAAACGTACTATATGACATCGCAATCTTGTCGTTCGTATATGATCGAGAACTTTACGTCGCTAATATGGCCAATGAAGATATGCTAAAACGGGTCAGAGTTTTTGATGAAATATTCACAATTGGTTGTCAACTAGGTACGGCCCCTAGTCCGACCTTTGGTATCATATCACAAATAATCACAGGCAGCACGGGCGATAAAGAGTGGGTAGTATACATGAATACAGCGCACATCGCTCCTGGCGCTAGTGGCGGTGGGTTATTTAAGAAATACGACGGCCATTATTATCTGATAGGTGTTCCATTTAGTGTCTCTATGGCAAATAACGGTCAATTTATAACCCATATGGCACACGCAATATCTATTACAACTGCAAGAGAATTTATTGATCAAAGTCTGGTAACTTATCCATGAGTCAAATAGATAAAATTATCAATGGTATGCAAGCCGCACCAATGCCTAGTGATTATTGGGAGTCGTCAAATATAGAATTTCCAGAATTAATGGTAAGTAAAACTATTATACAACACAATAATCAATCAGTATGGGGACACACAATGTCAGTAATAGATATACTGACGATCAAGAACCCCATCACTTTGCTGTCTGGCCTATTCCATGACCTGGGGAAAGGATATATAATACCCACAGATGACCCATCTCTCCCCAGATTTCCTGGACATAGTCTAGAATCATCATGCATAGCTCAAACAACACTAAAAAAATGGGGAGCTTCTTCGTATTTTATCGATCGTGTTATGCGTTTAATATGTATGCATATGTATGATATAAAAATAATACCACAAGAAAAATCAATTCGCAAATTTATCGCAAACGTCGGGCCAGACAATATTGATAATTGGTTTGTATTGCGTATTGCGGATTCTTGTTCCTATGCTTCGCACCAACGATATTATAATCGTTTAATAGAACCGTTCAGAATTGCAATAATGTCATATTTGAAACAACAACCAAGTGCCGATCAGCCGGAATTTGCCAGTAAAGACGAGATCGGCAACATATGTATAGAAGGGGGAGACTGCTAGTGGGTCTTCAGAAGTATTCGCCGCAAGGATTCGCGTTTGAAATTTTTCGTGATAGATATGCTATTCACGCCGAAGAAACGTTTGAACAAGCCTGTGAACGAGTCGCTAGATTTATTGCAGATGCAGAGATGGGGGTCAAGAGAGATGAATACTTCTCTAGATTCTTGGATATTCTTGATACAAATCGCTTTTCCCCTGGAGGAAGAATTTGGAGGGGAGCAGGACGACCAAGGGGGCAATTATTAAATTGTTTTGTATGGAGCGATGACCTTGATTCCAGAGAAGGGTGGGGGGATGTACTTAGAGCAGTCACTATCATTTCAGGTACCGGTGGTGGGGTCGGCATCAATTTTTCACGAATACGTCCAAAGGGTACTCTTATTCGTGGTACAGGAGGTGAGGCTACCGGCGCAGTTAGT